GCATATTGCGGAAGCAAATAAAAACGGATTTACTATCAACCTGTCCAGTAACAACGCTGCCCAGGCAGATACCTATCTCTCTCTTGGTATCGCGCCTGTCGTCACTCTCATGCCGGGCGATATGCCGCAAGACTGGAAGCATTCTGAAACTCCGGGAGGACAGCGCATTGTCCGTTGCCCAGCCGAGTATAGAGACGAGGTAAGCTGCTCTACTTGCGGCGGTGCTGCCGGTGCTCTCTGCTCGCGGCCTGATCGTAACTATGTCATTGGCTTCACCGCTCATGGCACAGCGAAGAAGCGTGTGACCGCCGTAGCCAAAAAGCATCTTGCTATTATTGACTGACTGCTGATTATGGAGATGTCTTATGCCAAGCATGTCTGATGAAATCGAGCGTATTGCTAGGCTATATTTGAGGGTAGAGGTTCTACGCACCCGTAATTCAGATAAGCTGGATTTTCATGATCTGCATGTGGCCGAGATCAAGGCAGCTCTTACAGCCGCTTACATGGCAGGCGCCGCCTTCTCTGCTACGGCAAAAGGGCAATCTATTGCCGAAGAAACGGTGAAGTCGGGTATCTAGCGGTATTAGAGGCAAGTACATGAAGCTGCATAACTGGGCGATTGGTAATGCTCTTGCCGCTGGTGAATGGCGTGAGGCGGCAGATGCTCTTGCAGATGCCTTTGGCATAAGTAGATTGCCGCGGTCGTCGCATCTACTTGATACTATGAGCATTACGGATTGTCGAATTGCTGGCCAAAATATACCTCCTCAAATAAAGCTTATTCTAAATAGCACGGCCTATATCTGGGTAAGCCCCGATAGAAAACTATCATCATACTCTTACGGTGCTGACGCAATCTATATCTTCGCCAGGCTTTTTGAGCGGAGGGCGTAGCTATGAAGCTTTACGATTACTCTATGATGTCTGCGCTACAGGAGCGCAGATGGAATGATGCCTATGGCATCCTGTTGCAGCACTATTCTTTGTCGCCGGATTTACTCAAAGGAGTTCCAAGAGAAGCTAGAGTCGAATACGACAAAGCCAGTTATTCTAGTGTGCAGATTGTGCTAAATGATGGCGGTGCGCTATACTGCAACGGCTACAGCGAGGACGGCCGGATTTATTTTCGTTGGTTCCTAAATGAGTCTAGTGCCCCCTTCCGCTACATAGAGAGCATGGGCATTCATTGCGGGCCAGAATATTGGCACACCAATTATCCTTAGTGCAATAAGCCCCGCCAGGTAACCATGACCCTTGTTAGCTTTTCATGCCGCGTTTGCGGAGCTTTTGTATCCAGACCTGATCGCAGCCGATCCGGTGGGTACTGTTCTCCAAAATGCTCTGCCTATGTCCGCCATGCTTCTTCCGTAAGCCGCAATAGGTTTGTGGCAATGTGCATAAGCCCAGATCCGGTAGAAAACAAAATAAACCTAGCTCCTGATTGCAGTGCGATTGATGCGCTACCAGTCTTGACTCAGGAAGCTCTCTGGCTTTTCCTGGTACATGTTACAAACACCTGTTGTACCGCTAGGCAGGCGGAGTGCATCGAGTTGCATTTTGGTCAGGGGTTAACCCAGCGGGATGTTGCTAAAAAGCTTGAACTGAATCAGTCCTCAGTTGCCCATTCGTTATACGGAATTAAGCTTACTTCCAAGCGAGAGCAGGATGCAAAATATCAAGGAAAGTATTATGGCGGTGCCATAAGGAGCATCAGGAAGCAGCTTCTTGCCAAGTCAATGCAGGATCAACTACAGGCGGTAATGACTGGCGCCGGCATTCCATCAGCTGACAGGTCCTAGGAGCATTGGCCAAAAGAAGGTAGTCGATTAGCTTACTGTTATTACTAATCGAGTATCACGCCACGCGCTACATAAAGATTATTTATGCGGGTCGGGATTGCGTCAGCGAGAAGTTAATCTGCATAGCTAAGTACCAGTGCGCCGCTCATAGCTGTACTAATAGTTCTAACGAAAATAAGTTAGCGCTATCTAGCTCGGGCCGCTGTCCTTGAAAAAGGATCTATTTAAAATAAATGTCAATAAGACCCGTTACACCAATAGACCTTGAGAAGCTCGTACCAACAAATGCGAGCATCATCGTCGATCTGACTTTCGCCCCACTAGAGGCTATCGTTGACGGTGTACAGGTATTTGACGGGGCATTTTTCCAGGCATCCTGGACAGGCTCGCTACTTAATCTAACCGGAGGTGGCCGTCGCCTTGTGCTGACACCGCCGGCCCCCTTCGCACTAGAGCAGGTAGTTGACGTAACTATAAATGAAACTGGCGGCGCTACCGTATCATACCGCTTCCAAGTAGGCATTGAGCAGGTCACTCCTAGTGATGACAACAGGAGCCCGGCTCTAACGCAGTCTACCGGAAGTGATTATTATTTAAGCTACATCAAAGATCCCGGCACGATGTATGTGCGGTTCACTAATCCACTTAGCCCAGAGATAGCGCTTATTAGCGCAAACATTGTTGACATTGGCTTTGACCCGGTACTAAATAAAATAGTCGTCTTGTTCGTTAACAATGGCAACGTGTACGTTACAACGGCTAATCCGGGCGACGCTCCTAACTCAATTACTCCTCCCGCAGAAATACAAACTCCTACAAAGGCTGTGTCTCTGTCCTATAGCAGTTTGACCGTTGGTGCCAATGGTGGTGCCGGTCTGCGCAGAGCTGTGAGTGCGTTTCCACGGCCAGCAACAGCGATTATAGTCGGCCTTGATCCGAGGATAGTGCGCATAGCTCGCCCTACTGAGCAGCCAGAGGCCACATTTTGCGTGGGCTTCATTCCCTATAAGACATCCGAGAAATATTCTACTGGCAGCTTTCTTCCCTTTGTGCCGCTGCCTGCTGGGGCTTCTTATGTCGAATTTACCGATCCAGCCCCTACTCCCTTTGCCACCTATGCCGCAATAGCAGTATATGAACAGGGCCAGTCAACCAAGCTAGTATATTCTGCCTTGGGCGAACCAGATCCAATAGGGGTCGGTTCGCTGTCTGGTGCTGACGTTCACTTGATCCAGCCTTCAGGCCAGGGAGCGCGTACTACTATAGTAACAGAAGACTTCCTGCCTGTTAAGCTTGCCTTGCCCGTGGACGAGGTCTCTGTTTCGGCTACCAGTGGTAATGGGGCGAGGTATCTCATCGTGCAAGAGGACTTTTTGCCGCTGAAGCTTGCTCTTCCGATTGACAATGTATCTGCGGCAGTAGTGGGATCTGGCATTAGGTGCGGCTTCGGAAGGTAGCAGGAGCTCGCCCCAGGGCAGCTAGGTATTAGATTGACCGATTGTTTTCTATCATTAGGCTCCGCTTTGAGTGATGACTAAACACACTCTTTCGCTTGGCCAGCTACTAGAGCTACATCGCCTAGAAGGCAGGGGCTCGTTTTCTATAAAACCTCATGGCCACGTTGATATTGTAGTTCGAAATGCTGATGGCTCTGTCGACCAGGCAATGAGCAAGAGCAATCTTACTACTAGCCTTTGGAATGATAACTGGCACTTTAGCTATGGTTCCACTTACGAAGATCTTACAAGCATGTATGTTATCATACTGCCAGAAGATGGCGATGATATGAATCCATACAAAACCATGGGCCGCCACCTGTACCCTAATAACTACGAAGTTTTCACCACGGCCTCTGTAAATACTTCTACAAAGACGTATACTTATACGGTGGCTTTCGGCCAGCCTTCCTCTGATAGGACAGTGCGATACGTTGGTTTAAGAACTAGCATCGCTGCACAACGGACCAGTGGCGCAGCCAGATTTGCAGATGGCATATTTGCCATGACCAAGCTAACTTCTGATATAACGCAGACCTCCTCGCAGACATTAGAGGTAGTATATCGCGTATCTTTCACGAGGTCATGATAATATGAGCAAAACAAAAGGAACCAGTGCGGTAACGACCTCTTATGGATTTATTGTTGCCGATGACGAGCGCCGGGATAATAAAAATATAAATCCTGACGAGCGCTTGCAGGAGCTGCTTTTTAATGCTATAGTTGCATCAGGTAGGTCCTGGGCAGGCAACACTTCTTTCGGCGCAAACATATCATACCTTAGACCAGGCTCTTTTCGCTACATCAAGCCAAATACCTTGGCCATATCTGGAGCCCCTAATTACGCCCTCTCGACGAAGTTCTCTGCGGTTCCAACCGCATACCAGGCTAATGCTACGGTCTCATCAGTTACTCAAGCCAGGGCTGCGCGCAGGGACTTTACTAGCAGTGTTTTTACTTCTAGCTCAACCGGATATTCATTTGGCGGACTTGGGGCATTCATAAGATCTACTCCCACTGGCGCTACTGCCACTTCCAGTGGAGCCGCAGGGTTGCCTTCAACCACTCTGATAGGCGCTGCTTTGTCGTGGGTTGATGTTCCCGGCACTTCAATTAGCCTGGTTTACAAGCACCCTGTGGCAAGGAAAGCCTGGTTCAACGAAGTAGGCCAGGTAGCGCTTAGCCAAGGAGGCATTGAAATTGACGGCCCCTATTCGCCAGGCGAAAGCAATCTTCAGCACATGGGCTATCAGGTTTACTATGCAAAGAGTGGTGGTACTGGCAGGCCCGGCGATCCATCTAATCCTGAACTAACTTCACCAATACAGGGTACACAGGGAACTACCAGTTCCGTAGCCCCATCCACATTTGTCGATGGCCAGTCTCAAGGCTTATTTATAGCCGGACATGCTTCTGGAAATTACTTCATTAGAGTTAACAGCGTAGCCGGTCGTGGCATATATAAAATAACTGGATTCGTAGATGCCAATACGGTTACAACCGATGCTCAAATAATCAATCAACCATTCCCGGACTCCAGCTCTTTAGAGTGGGAAGTAGTCACTGGACCCATCGGTGAGTATTTTTGGCGCAAGCGCAGCTACGCGGCAACTGATGCATGGGACAATGTCATGCTGGCTAGCGCCGGTAACTACACTCCTTTGAGCGGGCTTCAGAACGAAGTCATGGGCTTGCAGAGCTCTTCTACTCCAATCGTCGTGAGCACTCGCGTTATACACGATAGGGGTGCCTGTTGGTGGGCTTTGGCCAATAATGGCAATGTACCTCTTATGCGCTGGGTACATAACAGCCCTCAGTCTTTTGAGCCAATGCACACCGCCGGTAAAATAACTGGTCTTTCTGACTGGCCATTTCTTGCCGGCAACACCAGAGACATGGCCATAGACGACCAGAACAAGATCTGGATTGTTGGCGATCCAGTCAGCGGCACAAGCATACGTGATGGCATGGTGTCAGTCCTGCGCGTCGATCCATATCCAGCGGGCAATGCCGAGACGCCAGCGCTTGTGTCGTCTTTCTCGGGCAATATGTCTGCGGCAGCTACCCCATCCAACCCCCTAGGTTCGAATGAGATAGAGGGAATCGTATGCGATGATTCAAAAGTATATGCTCCTAACACGCGCGTATGGCTGCTTCCTGGGCCAGCTAATGCTCTCAATGGCATTAGCTATAGCGATGACTACGGCGCAACTTGGAGTCGCCTACACGTCATAGATAGCAGCGACAGGACTGGTACTGTTTCAGTCTCTGGCTCATCAGTTACCGGCATAGGCACTTCTTTCAATACAGACCTGGCGGTTGGTGATTGGGTAAGGTTTGCAGGCGTTAGTCGCAGCTTCAGAGTGACGGCTATAGCCGACGCTTTGTCGATGACCATAGACACGACTTACGGAAATCCTGGCACACTTTCTGGCGTGACCTACCGTCGCGGCGCACTTGATAGCAGCACTCTCGCTTGCATAAGTGTTATAACAACTACATCTACCACTGGCGTTGGCACTACCGCTTGTGCGGCGCCCTGCGACTACGACAGTGACGGCTATCTGTACTGGATATCTTCAGATAGAGACTCTGTCGTTCGCTGGTCCGAGTCCGATGGCGTAGCTACTGCTCTGAGCAGAACGACTATTGCCACACCATTTACTTTTGGTGCAGGATCTCTTACCTCACTAACTGTCCAAAGAATTCCAACGCCCACTGGTGCCACTACTCATCCTATGCACAATGCAATATGGATAGGCAGTCTTTCAGAGGGAATGTCGCTGGTATTTCCAATTTTCGACGGCTCTCACGTTAGATACAGCTCTAGCGCGACCAACTCATGGCCGACGCAGATGACGATGACTGGCACTGTTTACATGCCTAGGGCAATTGTCAATAGACAGACTGGTCATGTATTTATTCACGCGAGAAACTCGGGCGGTTCCGGTGATCAGCACTACGCTGTCGACCAGACTAGTCAGAGAATAGGTCAACTTACGAGCCTTGGCTCTGCCAGCAATGCGGTGGACTCGGGTTACCTTGCAACGGCTGCGGTAGCAACTTCATGCGAGTACGATGAAGTGGGCCTTGGTATGCGGGCTCTTATAAATCCGACCTATTACAGTGACTTCAACAGCAATACGCATTATTGCGGAGGTATTCAGGGTGGCCCATGGCTTTGCGGGCGATGGGATGGCTATACCTGGCCGCTTGGTTTGCTTAATAGCATTAACGACAATATAGACTTCGGAGGTCTACTTAGTCCCGTCGGGCCTTACGTCGACTTCGCCACATCAGTGGGCAAAGGTCTGCGCCGTATGCACCCATCCTGGGAAACACTAGATGAAAGCACAGGACTAAGAATTCGCTTCGTAGACACAAGTCCTCAGACAGTGGCTCAGTCTCAGCAGTTCCTGGTTGATGAGAATTCAACATTTGTTTGCTGGGTTGGACAGGGCAAGACTAATACGCAGACTGCTTTCTATGGCCTAGACTACTATACTAATCCGACTATTATTCGCCTACAGGAAGAATCAAGTAAGCTGGGGCGTAATATATGGACACAGGACGGAGGCCTTGACGGAGGCTATGTATTCGGGGATAGCTCTGCCGGTACGCTGCCACCTTTCTCGCGAGGTATATCTATCCCATCAGAGTTCACGCCTTGCGGCGGTTCTCCCCTGCCAGCACTACAGAGCACACTATCAAACACGAGTGGAGGAAATCACCAGTTCGCTGTTGCACTGCGAATAAAACCACAGTTTGAGCTGACCGCTGATGGCAGCGTGTTTGGTGCGTCGGGAGCAACGCCAGACGATAGGAAGACTTTCCAATCTACGGGCTATACCTTCACAGTTGCCGATATTGGCAAGTCTATCATTATAGAAGGTTCTAACGGCAATACACCTGACAGCGACAACGGTCAGGCAGTCATCGTCTCGATTGATCCGCTTGACTCAAAGCGCGTCATTACCGACAAAACTTTTGAGCATGATCACTCCGGCCTGCGCTGGAAGATAATGGATATTCCTGCCGTCTCGTACGCCGTTATGTCATGGGACAGAGCTTACGGGGAGGAGGTGGCAGGTAGCTATGACCTATATCTGTACTCAAGCAAAGATCTAGGCGTATCCTGGAATGAGGTTAAGAGGGCGCAGCCAGTCAACGACAAGCCTGCTGGCAGCGACCTAACCCCTTACCAGAGCCCAGACATAACATATAACATATTTAATTATTCCAAAAGAACATCTACCCTATCCTCTTCTACGAACGAGGGCGAGAGCGTACTAGATCTGCGAGCTAACATTTCTACATCTATTGCAGTCATATTTGATTTACGCTCTTTGCCAGAGAATGAAAGGCGCAGGCAGTACTGGAAAGTGCGACGACTCGGTACAGGCATCAGCAATCCTGCCAGACCAGTGGGCGTTCACCTCCTTGACGAAGACATGCAGTTCATCGGCGTGCCTGCTAACTGCCTGCTTTCTGATGCAACAGATCCGCAGTTCAGAAACGCGGTCGTAGATGAAGCAAGCATCATAGCGTTTGACGGCGGTGCTGCGACGGTATCTGCCGTTAACCTTGGAGCCAGCTACACTAACAGCGTAGTGCTCTCTACGGGCAGTTTCTTCGACGCCACCGGCACTGATGGTGCAGTAAGTGGTTCCAACTTCTCGTCTGCAACAGCCGCATTCCTACCGCAGCATGTTGGTCGTTATATAAAGATTAGCGGATCACTGACCTCAGCAGACAATGGCTTCGCTGTGATAACTGCCTATGTTGACGGCAACACTGTTACCACGGACAAGGCATTTACCGCAGCCAGCGGACTAACCTGGGCTTTCTCTCGCGTAGGGCCAGGAGATTCACTCCGCGCCTATGATCCCGCCTTTACAGATCCAGCCCTGTCAGGACTAAATCTTTCTGACAGTCTTTTCACGATACAGGATGTCGACTCAACTACACTTACGCTAGCATCTTCGCTACTGCCGGTTGCAGTAGCAAATAAAGAATTTATCATAGAGCGCTCGGCTGGAGCCGGCGATAGCACTCTTGGAAACCGCATCGATAATGCAGACGATCCATCTCCTCCTTATGATGCCCTTAAGCGCTGGTCTTACTCGGCAAGCTTCGGCGCGCTAGCTTGGTCGCGCGAGCACGAGTTCGTTAATCTACAGACTGGTACAAACGCTACAACAGGTGCAGATGACGATGCGGATGGTAGATCAGACGTCCTTGCCTTGCCCGTCAATGTTTCTGCGCTAGCAGCGGTTGGCGACTACATTGAACTGATTGGTTCAGCTACCTTTGGCCGCCGTGTGTTTGAGATCAAGGCTATTGCTAATGACAGCCCGGCCCCCGGACAGTCGCTTGTAACTGTTACCTATGATGAGCTGCCAGTCAGCACTACCTTTGCCTCGTGGAATATAATGCGAAGGAAGGATCAGGAATTTTATTATCCAAGAGTCCTGATAGCTACGAAGTCCTGAGGGGTGGGGTAGTATGGCATTTGAAATAGCGGCCCGCGTATCAGCTCTAGGGCAAGCATCATTGACGCGCTTCTTGCACATCAATGGTGCTTCCTATTGCGTATACGCTGCCAAGACGCTAACAAATTCCTATCAGTTTTATTATCGTCCAATACCTGCTGTGCCTGACTACAATGAGCAGCCTGTACCAGGTACAGAGGTTGCGATTGGCCAGCCGATAGCGCTAGTAAACAGCTTCTACGTAATAGAGTCAAATGACAACCCAGGACAGGCTCTATTCCTGTATGACGATGGATCTTTTGTCTGGAGATTTATTTACGACTTCACTACTAGTGTCTTGGTAGAGCAGCCAGTGCAACTGTTTGCTGGCGCAAACCCCATCATGGTGAGCGCGATTGGAGACATAATATCACTGTATCTTCGAGAGAGCAATGTGCAGTCTCGAACTGATTTCGGTCCGGAGTCTACAGTAGTGCGGCCGAGTGGTAAAGAAATAGAATCTTTTGCAGCCCGACCGAGGACTGGCGTAGTAATACAGTATGCTGGGGCGCATGATCTATCCCCTGATACAGCTACATTGCTGCGCACTGATGCAAATACAGACCTGCTATACGTGATAGATAATCCAATTATAACTGACTTGTCCGGCAATGGGCGTGATGGTTATTATACTTCGCCAACATTTTTCTCTGGCTATGGCGTCTGCTTCAGAGAAGACTCCGCGCCATTAACCTGCGGCGCCTTCCCTTTTGCCAGTGCGATAACAACAGAGACGTGGTTTGTGCCTACTGGATCTACCCGGATAATTTCCGTATATGGCGGGCCAATCTCCCTTACCATCACAGATAACGAGTTCTGGACTTTCTCTTTTGGCTCTACCACCTACAGAGCCCGCCTACCGCTGCCGACAGGCAGGCGCAATCATGTAGTAGTAAGTCATACATTTGGCTCTGGCGCCGCTACATTTATCTCCTTAAATGGTAGGCAGATACCGGGCTCTTGGTTTGCCGGGACTGGCAACGAAACGCCATCACTATCCGGCGGGCTCACTGTGAAGCTTGGATCTGGCGACTTGTTTCAGGAGTTCAAGGTATCCAGAGTAGCTAAAACTATTTCAGCCATCAAAAGCTATATGGCAGGCCTGTCCTGAATTATACCTCAATAAAAGACAAGGAAGATAAGTAAGTAGCAGAATCACAAGAGGTCCAGCAGTATGCCTAGTATCTTTCTAGGTCCATTTGATCTAGACGACGTACCACCGCAGGTATCCAACCAGGTACCTTCGCCGTCGTCTACGAATGTACTGGTCTCTAGTTCTGTGTCTTTTGATGTGACAGATCCTGGCTCTAACGTTAATACGGCCAGTATCGAAGTAATGATTGACAGCGAGCCTGCGGTCAGCGGCGGTATTTTTCAGCCTGGATTCTCTGGAACAATATCCGCAATACCTAATGGTTACACAGTTGTTGTCACACCTGATTCGCTCTTCGGATATAACCAGCCAGTAAACGTCGATGTGTATGCAGAGGATCTCGCAGGCCTAGCCAACTCGGTTAGTGTATTTTGGTCTTTCACAACAGAGCTGGATATAACTGGGCCGGTATTCAGTGAAATCATTCCGGGCGATGGTTATACGGATGTTGATGTAAATTCTTCAATTTCGTTTAATGTAACCGATGAGGAGACCGGTGTATATCCCGATAGCATCCAGGTAATTGTTGATGGCATAACTGCTTATGACGGCAGCCTCGGCGGTTTCCAGATTGGTTTCAGCGGTTCGATAACTCCTGTAGCAGACGGCTATTCGCTAGTTATAACGCCGGATATAGCATTCGTAGACTGGTCTACTGTCGCAGTATCTGCATCTGCTAGCAACCTAGCGTCGCCACCAGTAACCGAGTCAGTCTCCTGGTCTTTCCAGTGTGCCGACGAAAACGCTCCTTCTATTACTCCAGTTGCTCCGACTAATGGCCAGATAGATGTGCCGGGCAATACTGATATTGTATTCCAGCTCGATGATGCGGGTGGCATAGATCTACTAACGCTGCTTGCAAGCGTCGATGGTGTGCCGGCCTATGATGGCAGCCTGGGAGGATTTCAGCCAGGATTTACTGGCAGCGTAGTTGGAACAGATAACAGCTACACAGTTACGCTAAATCCCGATGTTGATTTCGGAGAATTTTTTACTGCGGTAGTGGACGTTTCTGTTGATGATTTCGCTGGCAACACTACTAGCGAAAGCTGGTCATTTACCACGGCAGATATATCTGCTCCTATTATAGATAATAAGACGCCACCAGATGGCAATACTGATGTGGCAATTACTACTGCTATATCTTTTAGCGCAAGCGATCCCCATTCTGGAATTGATATCAGCACGATATCTATGACGGTAGATGGCGTGTCTGCAATTGCTGGCGGAGTAGTACAACCGGGCTTTGTCGGCTCCATAGTTGCCCTGCCCATGCCATCGAATGGCTACAGCGTAGAGGTCACCCCTGTTGCGCCTTTTGCCAATCTAGATACTATTTCTATTTCGGCCTCTGCCTCTAACAACGCGGGGCTCGCCACTAGCTCTTCTTGGTCCTTCACAACCATTAGGACGGCTACATTCTATAGCCTGGCAAATGCTTTCCCGGCCGTAGCTTCCTTGTCTAATGGTCTACTGATTGTTCAGGATTCAGTGACAGATGCAACAAATGCGTTCCCTGCTCTACAAACTGTGTCTGGCGATTTTGATGTCAGTGTGCGCGGCGATGAGACAGGCTACGAAACAATGTTCCCGAGCCTCACAGATGTTGATGGTGGCAGCATAATCTTTACCCTTGATGCAGACACTTCGGGTGCAACGCTGCCACCTTTCCTGGATGAGCTTACTAATGTTGGCTCTGGCATCCAAGACTTGCGCATTACTGCAACCAATCTTGATGCTAGAAGCAATATGCCAACTTTTCCAAATATAACGGGCGTGACTGGAAGTATAGAGTTTACTAACTCAACTCTTGCTTCGGCATACGGAGGGCGTCCTTGGGATGGAGCCTTCCCTCTGTTGATCACCTGCGGTGATATAACTATCAGCATCAGCGGGCTAAACAGTCTAGCGAGTTTCGCGCCAGCAGTTTCTAGCGCGGGAGTACTTAGCATTGGGCCGATGTCAGAACGCTATTCTGGATATGCCGGAGTAACAGATATGACCGGCAGCTTTGCTTCGCTACAGACTCTAACGGGTGGGCTTGCAGTAGAAGCAATTGATGTCACCAATCTAGACAACTTTTCAAGTATACAAACTTGTGCAAATATCCAGATATTGGACAACCACTTGCTGACTGACATAGCTGCGCTACTTAGCGTGGACGGCGGCACTGTTAACAGCTTTATTGTTGAAGACAACGTCGTGCTGCCAACGGTTGCTCAGGTTGACGTTGTGCACAGCAACTATGTGGCTGAGGGCTTTACTGGTACGTATTCCAATGTTAACAACGGCCCATGATAGCGCAGGCTTGGCAATAATTGCCTCGTTTATTTTATTGCATACGAACAAGGTTGCTGCTGCATATGAATCAATCTGACGCAAAATTCCCGCTTACAATAACCGCTGCCAAGCGCAAGCCAAAAACTACCAACGATTTAATGGGGTCAAAGATTGACGAGACGCGCAAAAGCGACCCGGTCAATATAGGCGATCTACCTGACTGGGAATCGGGCGGCGGCTATAACAATATCATGGCTCTCCTAATGACGGCCACTCCAGAAGAAATAGATTACTGGAGAAATTGGTACAGGAATGCTCAGGCGGATGTCGAAGCTCTCGCTAAGAAATATGACGAGCCATTTGACTTAGTTGCTGCGGTTGTGGCGGTTCTAAGTCCTGGCAACAAGTGGACTTCAAATCTAAGGGCAGCAGAAAATATACTTCTAGAAGTTCATGACGAGAAGATGTCTGACGACCCATCTGTTAACATAGGCTATCGCAAGATGTCTGCTTATCCCGAGAATGCCAGGAAGGCGAGGGATATACTTATTACAGGAAGGGTTGAAGAGCATCTTCGCGGGCCCAAGGTAACTGTTTTCTATCATAGCCTGATGGATCCATCTAGCACCAAATCACATATGGTTCTAGACGGTCACGCAATAAACATCTGGCGCGGAGTCAAAGTGCCGCTCAAGGGACTGCGAACCCCATCTGAAGATGAGCGCGAGGCTATGTTGCGGGACTATGCAAGGGCGGCTGCGGACAGCGGCCTTGACGTACAAGAGGTTCAGGCAATAACCTGGTTCCTTTGGAAAACATCACAGCATTGATGCAGGCAGATAATTAAAATTTGGCCCAATGTCTTCGGCCATCATTGCAAATATAAACGGGTGCATCTACATTGGTTCGCTAGATGCACCATCATAACGCTTAGAAAGGAACTGTATGATTCTCGCTACTCTTATGCTTTCTGCTGCTATTGCTGCGGCTCCACCTGCCTTTGACGTGGATTATGATCGCTTCACTGACACCACGAATATTTTCTCATCTGACTCACTGCCTGGACGAAAGGGCGATACTTACTTCGTTCTTGCCGCCCTGTACAGGGGATCTAAGTATACTCCACCTAGTAGCGTAGCCTATCGCATTCAAGTATGGGCTTATCGTGATAACTGGAACTACCTGCGCTGCCACAGTCTGGCTATTCTTGCTGACGGCAAACCCTTGCAGCTGCCGCGATCCACAGTTGAAGGCGATATCATTTCTGGAAATTCAGTATCAGAATATATTTCTGTCCTTGCTAGTCGCGAGGATATTGCGGCCATTGCAAATGCGCGCAAAGTAGAGATTCAGGTTTGTAGGGATGAGTGGCTGCTGCCTACGAGCGTATCGAAGAAGGCTCAGGCTATTGTTGATGCAACCGCTGATACTTCTGGTCCGGTTGCGCTACCGCGCTGATAGTAGCAATGAAACCAGATAGGGCGGGCCGGGCCTAAAGCCGGAGCCGCCCGATCCCGGCGGGCGTCGACCGGCCCCGCCGGGCGGAGTAAAAGATGCGAGCGTGGCGGAATTGGCAGACGCACTGGGTTTAGGTTCCAGCGGTTCACACCGTGGGAGTTCGAGTCTCCCCGCTCGCACCAACAGCAGGCTTAATGCTGTCATGCAATTTGATCATCTGCATGAGAAAGTACAGCGCGGCTCTAGGCAGTAGAGATGCGGGCTCCCCTCGCAGCAACATGGGGAGATTGTCGGGGAACTGTCTAAAAGATGACAGCGGATCATTTCGATCTGCCTAGGTTCAACTCCTAGTTCCGCGGCCATGTGGTGACTGGACGGTCCTCGGGGCCGCGGTCTTGAGAGTCCCGTGTAATCCCGGCTCAGGATGCAAGTCGGCCACACAGGTTTGCTGCTCCTGCCAAAAGCAGCTTTATTATCATAAGGAGATACCATGCCAGTTGAAGTTAGCAGTTCCGCAGTCATCTTCTCCGGCGAGGATGGCGTTAACCTTTATCGGATGGCCACCATCATCATGGGCATGAAGGCGGAGATGCGAGGTATGCGCCTCACATCAAAAGCCCCTTCTTGCTTTACCATTGCGCGTCGGGAGTACGGTTTGCGCGGCAGTAAGGAAAAGATTCTTGCTGACATGACTGCTCTTTACCATAATGCTAAGGCCGAGCAGGGCTTGCAGTGATTACTACTAACGGGCCAGCGGTAAGCGTTCCCGGCACAGGCAAGGTGGTGATAGAAAACTTTATTGTTATCACCCGCAACGGTTCAGTAGTTGGCGCAGCAAATGGTGAGTTCGACCTCTCCGGTATTTCACCTGAGCATCATGTAGCAGTAGTTAACGAGCTACTGCGCGAGCGCCTGCGCCTGCAAGTCATTCCTGCCCCAAGCTATCCACAGGCAGTGGAGCTTGCTGCCGATCCTCCGTCTACTCCCGCTGCCCCGATTTCTTTAGACTTGCCACGCAAACCTTGGTGGCGTTTTTGGTAACTCTTTCAAAGGCAATTGTATGAAGCTTAAAGGCGTTAAGCAGCTTGACCGTGATGCCTTGCTGGGTATTCCAGCGGGCGCACCATATGGCGGAGGCATCCAGCATTTCGATGGGCTTGATGCCGCGCGCCTACGCGCCCTGATTGCCGGAGGTCATGCTGATCCGAACGAATGTCAGAATGCCTCGCCTAGCATTGCAGAGTTTCTGGAATTTATGGAAGAGCATCCTAGCGTACTTGCTCACGGCTACGCCGTTCATTATGAGCGCCCGGACTACAGAACTAGCATCGAAGGACTAGAGTACCGCGGCCCTGTAAGTCCAGAATTGGCACGTAGTTTCAAAACACGTTTCACTGACGCAGATGAGATTTCTGTTTCCAGTTACAATCTTTACTGCTGGTATGACTGATGAAGCTCGAGGAGTATGCTGTACGGCAAGCGCTCCTCGATGAGCGCTGGATTGAGGCAGCTGAATTAGTCGCTCGCCATTTTCATCAGGAAGTTGACTTCCAGGAATACCAATTCCGTGTCGGTCATATTTATCCAAAAGATCCAGAGATAATCATCTACCTGAAAGAAGGTGGATTTATCTCATGGGTAAGTGACTGGGGCTTTGCAGAAGATTTAGGCGGAGCATACCTGTGGCGCGGCAATGTGCTTGTCGGAAGTGATAGGAAAAGATGACTCATCCTAAATATAACCATGATTGCATTCATTGTCTATTTACTGGACAATATAACTTCGATGGCAACGAAGTGGACGGCTGGTATTGCTGGCGCTCTGTGCTAGGAGGTTCAGTGATCCTGCGCTATGGCAATGAGCCTGGTGCCTATTCTTCGGTACCAGCTTCGCTTGTAAACAGCGACGATCCTGACATGCTTGTGTACAGGCAGGTGTTGTCTGCTGCCGCAGCAAGACGCACAGGCATTCTAACTAGAAAGCCGGGCCGGCCCTAAACCCGGCCCCGCCCGCTCCTCCCGGACGAAACGAGGTGGTCGTGAGTAAGCCTACAATCTCTAGTCGCAATCTCATTTCTCGCTTTCGGGATGCCTTTGATTCACTCGCAGAAGCAGATGGGGATCTTGCAGATTTTCGTGAAACATTTACCGATGATGAATGGCATCGGTTCGTAAGCCACGCGGCTGGATTCATTACTTCTTCTCTTTGGGCTTCAGAAGAGCGGCTCGACTCTACGGGTGGTAAAGATGAAGCTTGCTGAGTGGGATGCACAGTGGAATATCATTCGCATAAATAAGATCTTGCCAGAAGAATGCCGCTGGCCTAAGCTAGAAGAGCTTATTGAGGCCCTATCTGTAATACCTCGCGTATCAGTAGATAAAACAGGATTTGGATTATATCTGGGCTGGCGCACGCATGACTGGAAGTGGGTATATCATCATTCCGTATGTCTGCCAGACGATGGCCTAATTGGCAGCAGAGATGGATTTGGTAGATATGACTTTCATAGTGATTATGGATTTCACAACATAGGCGAAGCCAGCATTGTGCCAACCTACAACGTGGGTGATGTTCGGGAGTCTAAGCTTTTGATTAAGACTATGAAGTCCTTGGGCTTCAAGTCTGCCCAGCTGGGCGCAACGCTCGTTACGCCCGTACTGGGAGATGGTCCAGATGACTACCGCTTTAAATGAAGCCCTTTGGTTAAAAGGATTTGTTATGCGCCCATTGGTCCTACTAGATTTCGATGGCGTACTTAATGCCTTGTCCGGGACTGAGCCGCCAGCCCCTTCTTGTTGGTCGGACTGGAGTACGAGCCGAGAGGATGGTTTCCGTCTTTGGTTTAGTCGGACGGCTGCTGCCGCTGTTGCAGAGCTTGGCGAAGTTCACTGGCTCACTACTTGGAACGAGGACAATAAGGCTAACACTCTACTCAGCCCACTACTGGGCATTGGCCCTTTTCCTGTTGCTGCTGCGCCACTTGTATATCCTGAACGTGATGATCTTTGGAAGCCCCGAGCTGTGTCTGCCGCTCTGCGCACTGGCAGGCCTGTGATTTGGTTTGATGATGATTCAGAGTTGCTTGCTGATGAGTGGCGGTGGACTGGCGAAGACTTCAATATCGCAAGCAATCTATTTCGCTGCGCCCCTGATTCATCAGTTGGTCTAACGCTTGCCGATGTTCAGCGGGCTGCTGCATGGGCCTCGCAGATAGCGCGCGGTGTGTAAATGAAGTTGGATGACTGGTCAATCCGAGAGAGCGTAGGGCTATCCATCAGACCCGGAGTAATCCAGGTATCTTCTGCTTGGGCATCTATTTTCTCGGAAAGTCTTATTCTTGTTGAGCTGGATTGCAAGAGTAAGTATCCTGTAATTAATGCTACCTCAACAAATGTTGTTTGGCTAGGTGCTGGTCCATATACGCTATATCCTGGAACTACGAATGATCTGACTGAGGTTCGTCTTGATCTGCCGCCTGGCTTCCAAGTCGGGTCTGTAGAGATCGGCAGGTATGATGTCAGAATCTTTTGCTACCGCCGGGATGATAGCAAAGTCCCCACGCTGCTATGGGAATCTAAATGAAGCTCCAGTCACTTGTGGTTCGACAGGCTCTAGCTGCCGGTGATTACGGCGCTGCCGTAGATGCCATATTAGAATACTTCGGAGATACTGCTCGTCACTCAGACTTCAAGATAACCGCATGGGACAGAGGGCCTACAATTAATCGTCTGGCTATTAGCATAAAGTTCTTCGACGGTCGCACGATGCGCTGGCACGAGCAGGCCGGCATGTCTCAAGATGTATCTTGGTATGATGCTCGCGCCATGATGCCGGGTTTGCTTGGAACCGTCACGATTATAAAATAGGGAGTTGCGAATGAAGCTGAGAGAGTACATGGTGCGCGAAGCTATGCAGGCTCGTGAGCTTGACGGCGCGCTTCGTATCCTGCTCGAGGAATACGACTTGAGTGCCAGGGCGGGCGAACTAGAGTCAGTCAAAAAATACGCTGGACTAAACTTCTCGGCTGACTCAGGCCTAGTTATTTATTTTGTTGGGCCATCTATCATATCATGGGCAGATCCGGGTGGCTTTTACAGTCAGCTTGGGAATTACGACAACCCACTGTCTGCCGCTCGCATTCGCTCTATCGCATACAAATTTCCTGCTGGCAAGTAACAGAGAGCGCCCGCCCTAAACCCGGCGCGGCCCGATCCCGTTCGGCGGCAAACCCCGGAGCAAGCATGAAGCTGAATAGCATTCCAAGCGTCAGAGTGGAAAACCTGAGCACGCGCCTCAGTGCTTTCTTTGGCAACAACAACTTGCCCGCCGTAAGCCTTGGGCCTAGGCGTGCCAAAAAACTTGAAAGTTGGTACGCTGAACGTGCTCGATGGGAAGCGGACGTTAGATCACGGGGATTTACCTATGGCAACACTGACCCGCTTAGCCACATGGTCGAGCTAAAGTGGGAACGCTATTGCGATCCAGTATGGCAAACAACTAATATGAGGGTGGCTGTTAGCGAGCTTGGTGGGCTGCGTCTCGATGCGACCACGGCCTCGGCAGTTAGACAGTCGGCCTGGGTGTGCTTGCGAGCATATCATTATGGAGAGAGTTGCTCATTTCGCTGGGTACTAAAGTAAAGGCAATTTAACATGTCCGCCTTGATCTTCAAAATGTTCTTTAACCTCTTCCTCTTCCCGACGCCGGTCGTGGAGTGCCATCAGATTGGCGACAATCAGTATACATGCGATGCCTACTGGAGGTAGCATGAAGGTTTGGATTCTTTCCACAGGAAGCCGCTACGAAGGCGGATCTATTATCTCTGTTCATGGTAGCCATGAAAGCGGGCAGTCTGCACTCAATGCAGAGCTGCTACGTCATGCTATCGAACTAAAAGGATATCGCGAGGAAGATCCTTATTGGCGCAAGGAGTGCTACGACATGCGCGAAACCAGTCCAGGAGTTTGGACGAATAAGTCCGACGTGATCTCCCTGCGTGAATGGGATGTTACCTGAGGCTATATGCAGTATCTAGTCCAGCCAGGTCAGGCTTGTCGTGATGAGAGAGGCGCCCTATTGGCAGAGGGATGTCGCACATCTGTCGTGCCTTATGAATCGCTCTTTGCGGTAGCTGACACAGCCGAAGTTGTACCTGTCGGCTCTGTAGAATATGTTCGAAGGTTTGCAGAACTCAATGGCATCATGCTACCTGATAGTGATACGTACCCAGAGTCGCTGCGTTGGGCGATGGGTAGAAATATTTATTCTTGCAGCTTTGCGCAGGTACCGCCAGACTCCTTCTGTAAGCCGCAACGCACTAAAGCATTTACTGGCGGAATAAAAGGGGACATAGCTGAGACCGTAGCTGACAGCGAACCAGTATGGTGTTCGGAGCGCGTAGAATTTTCTGCTGAGTTCCGCGCCTATGTCGTCAATGGCAGGATCGTCGGCTATTCCCGATATGATGATGGCGATGATGAAGCAGAGCTAGATCTAGATTTTTTAGCCCGAGTTGTCAGTAGCTATTCGCAGGCCCCCGTCGGATATGCAACAGATATCGGCATAACCCCTGCTGGGCCATGCCTTGTAGAGATTAATGATGGTTGGGCGCTTGGCTATTACCGCTGGGGCAATATGAAGCCGCGTGACTACGTCCAGCTTATTACCGAGCGCTGGCTACAGATAGTGAGAAATAAATGAACAAAGATTCACAGCCCTCTCCTTGTCACTACTGCGGTAATCCCGATGTCCAGTACCTCGAACTGGTTCCTGACTACAGGGATTGCCATGGTCCCGGCGGCTTCTCTACGTTCTATATCACCTGCCCGGATTGCGGATTGCGAGGCGGCTCGGCTTCTCTGGTAGATGTACCGGCACCACAAGTGACCCGCAAATACAAAGTAAAAACATGGATGGGAACTTTTCCTGTGGAAGATTATGCTCCACAAGATACTGATGCCGAGATCCGGCGAGTAGCAGTAGCTAAGTGGAACGCGATGCCAAATCGCTATCGAGGTAACCGATGAGACATCTTGTTTACAAGCGTATTCGTGATGGCGTGGTTGAGCGCCTTACTGCTACCCGAGAGGAAGCTATCGCTATTGCGCGGCGGAACGCGGCAGCAGATCCTACGTTTGAACTTACCGATGAGGACGCTCTTTGGGATTTTATTCATGACTACCACGCGGAGTGGGAATACGAAACGCATCATACGCCCGGTCCTTGGCGAGTAGGATCGCGCGGTGTCATTGAGGCCGAGCCTCGTGACGGTACTCTGGCAGAAGCAGTAGGAGCAGTAGCCTTTGTTTATGGTCCAAAGGATGCGGCAGGGGTTGCTAACGCAAAACTAATTGCTGCCGCTCCCGCGCTACTTGCGGCCTGTTGTCGCGTGCTTAATCGGTGGGACTCGGCTGACGGCCAGATGGATCGTGTAGATGATATTCTTGCCGCAGTAGAGGCTGCACTAGGCGAACAATGAGCAAGTATACACCTGGCCCTTGGCGTGCTGAAATGCACGTAGCCAACGACGGTACTCCATGGGTAAAGATTATCCAGGATCTTCCTGACGGATCAGAGATAGTAGTTGCCACCATGGGCTGTAGCGGCGGTGATGTTTGGGGCGGTTATGTTGGCGAGCTAGAGGATGCTCGGCTAATAGCAGCGGCCCCGACTATGAGAGATGCACTGGCAGACATTGTTTCTTCTTGTAAGTTCGGGTGTAACGGTGATAGCTATTGCGGCACCTGTGCCATCGCTCTGCGCGCCCTTCCGAGTGATCACGAATGAAGCTAATCGACTACTTGATAAGAGAGGCGTGTGCCGCCAAAGACTGGCAGCAGGTAGCTCGGCTTGTCTGTGATAATCCGCACTTAGATACGGAAGATTGGCAGATAAGAGTTTACAGTCATCCAAACAATATACCAGAGGTTATTGTAGAGCATGGCGGATTTAGGCGGCGTTGGTCATCGATTAAGACTGGTGTAATCACAGATAGAGAATCCTACTTTTTAGGACCACCAAGAGTTATTGCTTTTGTAACATAGTGGCGGTATCTATGTCGTGTCTATATAATGCAGACTGGCGAAAGCAGGGGAATTCCTGGACTCTAACAGATGGCGTCAGACTAGGTACCGTGCGCAATGCATCCATATCTAACTACACTTGGGAAGTTTTTCCCATTGAAGGAGGGCGTGTTATCGCTAGCGGCGATGCGCCAGATAGGATTGCTGCCCAGACAGCCGTAGAAGAATTGCTTGGATATTATTTCACTGTCGAGCCTGAGTACGAGATGAGCGCAGGCTGTAGGTGTGGTAGTTGCGTAGACCCAACTGGTAAATGGTTGGTGTCTAATCGCAGAGATACGGTTAATGAAAAGTTTGATTCTGAAGGCGAGGCTATTGCTTGGATCATGAACCAGCACGCTTATGGTTCGGGGATTTAACATGGATATGAGATGCAGCACATGCGGGCCAATAGAAGAGTGCAACTGTACGGTAAGCTATGCGGAGTATCTTAGGCTGATAGATCTTCTAGCTAGACTGCAAGATTGGATCGACTATCCTGTTCCATCTTGGCTCATAGATGAGGTGCGGCGAGCAGTTAGCGAGGCGGATGTGCCTTGGACTCCAGCAGAGAGGGAGTAATGAAGCTCGATGATTGGGCTATGCAATTCCACATACTGGAGATAAATAAAATACTGCGGCCTGAATACAGGTGGCCGAGATTAGATGATCTGCTTGCGGCACTAGAGTCTTTGCCAAGGCTTTCTATTGACAAATATGGTTCCGGTATTTTTATTGGATGGGGCGGCCTAAGCTCTGAGTGGAGGTATCACCACACTATTTGCATTCCATCTAGGCACATAAATGGTTGCCGGTACGGCTATCATGGCGAAGCGACTTATGAAAATATCGCTAGTATGAATGACATACAGCCAGTATTCAACGTCGGAGACATACCCGAAACTCCGGCTTTCATTGATGCTCTTGCAAGCATCGGAATAGAAGCCACTGATGGAAGTCCCGCCTTATCTCCAGCAAGATTAACAAAAACCCGCAGTAGTTAGCTGCGGGTTATCTTTAGCATTTGTATTTTTTGTTGATTACGTCTGAGTAGCCTGCCATTAGAGCGGTTCGCACAGGCTTTGCGTAGCCCATGAAGTGCAGCATCTTGTCTGTTGCAGCAGGAGGTATTGAACTAGGGAAGCCCGGGTGAGTATTGCCCAAGCGCGCACTTAGTGGGGCATACCCAGGATAGTGCTTAAGAACAGCATCAATAAAGCGCGGCTGGTCGCCACCGTGGTTATATACTCCTTCTAGCTTGCCGTTGATAGACTGAATGCTGGCGATTACATCATTTAATAGGGCACGATTCTTATCTGTAGTGGCAAACATCATAAAACCAGAATTAAAAGTGAACAGTGGATCTTTAAAGCAGGCCACTTCTCTGCCGAAGTCCAGCTTCCAGTCTGGTCCTATCAAGATGTCTGAGTCAATCCATGAAACTGTGACATGCGGCTCGAAGTGCTTTAGTATTAACCATGGCTTTACCCATGCGTCTGCTACGCCGGCAGCAGCTAGGTCGTCTGGAACGCCTCGATAGATGTAGTACGTTATATCATTTTTGGCACAGTATAGCTTAAGATTTTCCTCTGAAATAATCCCCATCTCAGCTATATTCGGCGTATACATAGTCACAAAAGCGTGTTTGCCGCCTGGGTTGAAGCATTCGAACTGTTCAGGTGGAATACTTGGAAGTATTCCGTTGCGACTGCACATGGCTTCTGCATAGTAATCGCATTCGTCTGCCTTAATTTTCGTGTGCGCAAATGTAACAGCGAGAACGGCCTTTTGCTTAGCCACTGCCAGTATGTTGTTGTGGGCATATACGCTGGCACACAGATACATTCCATCTTGTCTGTGTGGGTATTCTTTGGAATACCCCTTTGGGAATACAACTTTGTTGTGCTTGATCTCTTGCCATCCGCCCATTAGGAAGCCCTTAGTATTTATCGAAGTGAGGGCTCTTTCGAAACACAGAGTCGTCGCAGCGTTGCTCTTTACTATAAAGAGTCCTGTTACGTAACTATCTTCATGCTTCTGGATTATGCATTCGCCCTCTGGCTTTGGCAAGAAGTCGAAGTTAGCGAAATATGTGTTATTATCCACAAATATAATAGTCTCGTCGATATTTTTTTGAAGTACCTCTAAGTAAGCTGAATATCTCTCTGCTAGACTATCGTTACCGAGAACTATCCGCTCAAACTGCAAACCGTGACGGTCCGCATACTTGCGATGATTAAATTCCAAATTAGGAAGATCTGGTACATTATAGATGGCTACTAGTTTCAATGCTGACCTCTTTTCTTGAGCATTCTCTTTACATCGAGTCAATCACGAATCCATGACCTGTGATATGAGTCTTTCGTAGCCGCGCACATTAGCATGATTAGTTATCATATAGCGCTTTGCGTACCCGCGAGAAGAATGAAGGTACTCCTCGTGAGTGCCATCAAAAGAATCTGCAATATCTTTGATGTGCTTTGCAGCCGTGGCGATATCATTGCCTTGGTAATACCAGCCTAAGTCCTGCATCATCGGGCTATTGTGTATTACTGGATACCCTAGCCATGCAGCATCAAGCCATAGGTAATTAAGTTCGCACTGGTTCTGGTGACTAAGCACAATGTCTGTGTGTGTTTGTAGTGCCCATGTAATAGGGTAGCGCTTGTTGAAGAACATCTTCTTAGCACGGTAAACGTCAAAGCCTGTAACAAAATCTATTGTATCTTGCTTAGATGCGATGCCGGATGTGCAAAAAATACTTGAAGTTTGTATGGCTTCCGGCCACTGGCGGTATGCCCGCTCGATGGCCATAATTGACACTAAGCTTGTCTTGATCACGTTTATGTTTGGCTCAAAGACTGAGATACGCTTCGCACTGCTGCCAGGCACATATTTGCCGGGATACTTGACAGGGTCACTTTCCTTCAGTCGCTGAGCATCATCTTCGATAAAGGTGGGGCTCCATACATAAGGAGCCTCATAAGAAGGGCAGTCATTAACGGTTTCAAACAGGCAGCGGTCCCGCTCAAAGAAGTGAGGAGATAGCCATGTGGCAGATACGCTGCCGCGATCCCTGCTGTATAGCCCTCTCTTCTCATCCTTGAATAGGACCTGCTCGGTCATGATTGCAAGCTCTGGTCCCATGATGTGGTTGACCGTTTTTATGCCAGCAGCCTTAAGCTTGGCATCCTGATTAGGGGTGGGCTTGGCAGTAGCCAGCACTAGCAGGTCGCACTTTTCCAGGGACTCCTCAAAAGAAATCATATGGCGTAGGTATGGCTTCCATGGGCCATTATAGTCGGCTGGGAAGACCGTATTAGAAAAATTTACTATGTAGGAGTCAGAAACGTTTTCACACTTAGCGAAGAGATCTCGCAGAGTGACTACGTTCTGGCGCAAGCCATTTCCAAAGAATGAAGCATTTGGATCAGTAAGATTTATAGTTATCGCTATGCGAACCTTTCTTTGTTTTGATTTTGTCATAGATTCCAGTTACATCCTTCGTTAAATATCCCAGCCACCTGGGCATGATGGATCACCTTTGTAATGGCAGACGACGTATGTGGGCGAATCGTGCTTGGAGCCTGGGTCCTCTGTTCTAAGTCCGTCCACAAAATCCGCATCCTCGGTTGTTCCACCTATTTTTTTTCCATTTGCATCAAACTCTTCGTATGTATCTTTCCACTTGCTCTTGACGCCTGCCCTGTGCGAAAGAGCGGGCGGTGAAGCAATCATGTAGCCGGGCTTTGCCATATGACCAATGTACAGTGGTTCATCTATGGGGAACCCAAACAATCGGAGGTCGACAACGGAATCCGATGCTAGAATAAGATTTTTAGTTTTTGGCTGGATTACCATTGTGTTGTATGCCCACATTTTGTCTGGGCCGGCATATGACCATGCTTCATTTAGCTCAGACAGTCTGCTTGGCATCATTATGTCATCGGCGTCCATGTAGGTGATAATGTCGCCAGTAGCAACCGATCTCCCTATCTGTCGTGGCAGTCCACGGAAGTATCTCTTATTGCTGTGCATTTCGCGCATCCTTGGGACACTGCATCTCGCAACATATGTAAACTTTATATTCTCGAAGCTTGAGAACAGCCTTTCGTAGATATCCTTTGCGTCGTTGCAACCATCAGCAACTATAATCAATTCTTTGTCGGGATGCTTTTGTAGCATAAAGCTATTTACTGCTCGAACAAATTTGTAATGAGGATTGCTGCGAGCATTGGGGTATGCGCCCAGATATACTTGCATTATTACTGAGATCTTCATACCACCCCTCCTAAATATCCCAGCCGCCGGTACCTGACTTGTCCCCTTTGCTATGGCATATTACATATGTTCCTGAGTCATATTTACTGCCATGAGATTCTTTGTATAGTTCATCTACAAATGCGGCATCTTCGCTTTGGCCTGCTATCTTTTTGCCATTCCCATCTAGTACATCAAAGGTATCCCGCCATCTTGCTTTTACATAGGGGCGGTGAGCAAGCAGCCATGGGGCGGATATCATAAGGCCCGGCGGGCATAGGTGGCATGGATACAACTCATGGTCTATAGGATAACCAAAGAACCTAAGGTCAACTGGGTCATTGCTAGCCGGCTTTGCCAGCTCAGACTTGGGCCTTATAGCGACCGTACTATAGGACCACATCTTATCGGCAGAGGCATGCTGCCATCCGGAATTTAGACGGGCTAAGTGTGATGGCATCATAATGTCATCAGCATCTGCGTATGTTATTAGCTCGCCCGTAGCTATAGATCTTCCCACTTCTCTAGGCAAGCCTCTGAAGTGCTTCTTGCCATCTACTACTTGGTATGTCCTGGGAGTATTGTCTCGCGCGAGATAT